CCTTTTTTCTTAGTTGTTCTTTTAGCATTTGGTCTTCAACATCAGCAAAATACCAGACCACTCAATTCTTCCCGTCTTTCATTGGGGTATCATAGATAAACCTGAGACCATGTGCCATGTTGTTTCTTAACTGCTTAACTACAAGCTCTTCTTTTGTTTTAGCTTGTAGAAAAACTTTTATAAGCGTTAGCTTGTTGTCCATTTTAACCTTAAAAAAGGGAGCCCCGAAGGACTCCCAGTATTATTAAACAGCAGTACCAATTAGGTAGGTACGTTTTCCAGAATCTAAAGTAATGGTCCCATAAAGGGTATCCAAACTATAACGCTGTGCCAAATTAGGGAGGTCACTTTCAACTTGAAATCTTGGAGCAAGTTGAGAAGCATAACCACAAGCAGACTTGTGAAACATTAAAGACTTAAGATCTGCAACATCATTATGAACAACTACGGTTGCGCCAAAAACTTTTCCGATTTCTCCGTTAGCAATTGGTGTACCAGCGCCATATTTTGAGGCATCAATAAAGTTAGCAAGCTTTAGCATGTTAGACTCTTGTGAAGGAGCTACAGCTAAAACTAATTCACTTGGATCAAGAAATTGTTCGATAAGAGCTTGTCTTGCGGCAAGAATATCAGTTTCTTGAATCGTAGTTGCGTTAGCATAAGCAATTCTATGATCAGGAGCAGCAGCAGAAGCGGCTTCTAATTGAGTGATGATGTTTTGATCGATAACTCTTGCAAGGTCTTTCCCGGCTTTCATTAGGGCATCTTGAACGATAGCGATTATAGTTTGCTCATTAGCGATGTCTTCAACCAACCATTGAATAACTTTGTGGCTTGTTAAAGGAATAACATCTGTAACATAGGTGATGATTTGAGAATCAACGGCAGTATTTTCTGTTTTGTTACCAACAGTGAACCCGCCTGATCTTGGAATCTCAACTTGCTTAGCACCTTTAACAACTAGACTTGAATAATCTGTAATTAAAGGAACCATTTTAGATGCTTGTTGTAAGTAAGTTTGTACTTGGTTAGCGATAACGTCCAAAGCAGTTGCGCTCGTTTCGGTTACGCCCATTAATGCGTCAGCCATAATATACTCCTATTTTTTAGTTAAAAATTTAATTGCCCCAAGGAGGCTATCCTCTCTTGAGATTGCTGTCTTCTCTTCCCTATAATGTGGATTCTTAGTATTCATAGCAGGCACTGAGCTTTTAAATAAGTACGGCTTATTCTTCCTTAAATCATCAACCATAACGCTTATCCCTTTCACTTCACCAGTCTCAACATCGATATTATCCTCTGTTAATCTTAGTGAATTGATCACGTCATTAGCATCGAAAGCATCTTGAGCTAATCTTGATACTTCAAAATTTACATTGTTAAGGACTGCTTTCTTTTGAACGGACTTATACTTATTTTCTAACTCATAAGACTTATTCCGCTCGGCTTCTAGCAACTCTTTCCATTGTTCTTTTGCTTCCATGTCTGTCCGTTCTTTGTCCTCGGCTTCTTTCCTTAAAGATTGGTACTTTGATTTATTATCTTTCGACTCATTCAAAATACGATCCTTAGATGCGCTTAAGGATTCAAACTGAGATCTAAGCTCATTAAATTCTTCTACTGATACTGATTTTACCTCTTCAGGTGATTCCACGTTTTCTTCTGACATTCGTCTCTCCTTGGTAAGTTCTTACCGATTTTGTTTTATCACTTCGTCTTTAACTATTCTGTTAATAGCTCTAGTGATGTTATTTAATATTGTTTGTTTAAAACTTTCGCCTGATTTAGATGGTAGCATTTTTCTTTCTGGGTTATTGCCTAGACCACCATCATGATATTCTGCTTTCTCATTTGTGAAGGCGATTGATATAGATGCCTTTCTTATTCCTCTAATCTTTAGAGAGTTTAATAATTTACCTGTTAACAATAAATCAACTGGTCTTGATCTGCCTTTAAGCTTTGCATAACCCTTGCTGTATTTAACAAATTGGTTGTGACCTTTAACTGGACTGATCCCTCTTAGGATTGAGCCAACAACTTCACTCTTGATTATTTTAGCCACGCCTATATTAGATTTATATCTGTTACCTATATTAGGAACCATCTTCTTTAGATTTAAATTCTTTGTTATTTTAATTCCCATCAACAACCTCATTTATAATTCTCTTAATGCCATTGATGATCGATTGTTTATACTTTGATTTAATCCCAGATGTTTTTGGTGTGAACTCTCTTAAGTATTTAGTTCTTTCTTTAATATATGGGTGACCACGATAAGAAGTGTTATGCGCAAATGCTTTCTCTGATTCATCACTACCAGCAAATACACCAGTATCAACGCCATCTCTAAACGGCTTAGATTTAATAGCTGACCTTAGATCACCATCTTCAAACAAAAGGGAAACGCCCTTATCTTCTTTAAATGATTTGAACTTGCCATTACTAACAGGAGATTTTGACCCGTCTAAGAACTTATTGATCTGGTCAACTATATGATCACCAACCAATCTCTTGATTTCTGTTTTTTCATCTGGAGTGGCTTTACTATACTTGGGAAACTCGTTCCTAAGATTCAACCTCTTCACGCTCTGTTTCTTTGTTATCGGCATTATTATCAATTCCTTGACCCATAAAGCTTTCGACAACTTCTTGTCTTTCTTGCTTAATCAACCCTAATTTTTCTAATGCTTGTTCCTCAGTCATATTGGGGTTAAGCATCATTAAGGCTTCAAACTTCTGAATCAATCCGAGTGACAACTTCTTGTCGATTGTTTCCAGAATCTCTTTCTCTGATTGTAATATATTTGGCTTACTGAATTGGACTGTCAACTCGTCATCAATATTAAACAGTCTGGTTTTATTAAGTTGGTCATACTTTTTTATGATCTCAAACACTTCTTTCTCTGCCCATTCATAGAGATCCATGTTCTCTTCACGTATTTCAGTTACATCTACCATGCTTAATGCTCGATCAAAGCCTGATGTGAAATTAGTATTTGATCCGACTAGATTAAAGTTCTGAAGACCATGGTCTGAGATAATCGCCTCAGCATACTCCATAATAGTATCTTTCATTCCCTTAAGGTCAGGATTAGCATTTATAAATTCGGCAGTTGTTGCTGGCGCATCCGGATCATTCTTTTGTGGTAACTCTAACGCTATGTCAAAGCCAGTATGTAATTGTTTTATCTGTGATCCCTCAGGATATTTAAGAACCATCATACCAAAGCCTTGTTTGGCAGATGCGGTTAAAAGATCTGAGTTCAATACATTTATATTGATTGATTCGTAAGGTAATGCTGAGCTAATGGGAAAATCTGGAACGTCTGGTTCAATAGTTAGCCAAACAAATGGCAAAGTCCCTATTGGATTAATCATATTTGGGTTGGATTCATCTAATATAAAATCAACCTGAGTTACTCTTTCTTCTTGTTGCATTTTTTGTCTAGCAGTAACTATGATGCTCTGGTCCTTAGACCACATGGCAAAAGTTCTTACCTGACTACCAGCGTCTTGTTCACTTTCGGCTATTGTTTGATTAACTGAATCCGGTGTTTTGATTTTAGATACATCATTATTGCCATTGAAATGAGTGATGTCTGTGTCTGGGTAAGACAAGATGACTACTTCTATTTCATTTGTATCTGGATTAATTACAAGATCATATAGGTATGGATCTAATATTTTAAGCTTAAAGTCGGTTGGAATAAGTGGGTTATTTTGAACCCACACTAAAGATGTTTTGTGTCGATTATAACCAACATCCATTCTTTTAAAGGATTGATTGAACCCAACATAAATATCTTGAAGATTGTCATTAGCTTCATTGTTAACCAATCGAACTGGCGCCGACTTATAGCTCCGAGCAATCTTATCAACAACCTTTTTGAGGACATTAACATTTGAAATTCTCATGGTATTCCATGACTGCGGAAACAATCTGGCTAACTCTGATAATGTATGTTTTCTTTGATCACCTGAATAAGTTTCATATGATTGCCACTCGTACTTCTTTCTATCTCTATTCTCTGAGCCGTCTATTTCTTGAATGATCCGTGAGACTTGAGATAAATCGGTAAGATCTATCGCCATAAACAATCCTTAGTTTTAAAATGCATCTAATTAAATACTAGTAGTCATTCGACCGTTTTGACAAATCGCACTTCTGGATTGACATCTTCATGATACTGCGAATTATTTGATTGGGCAAGATCGGGCAATCAAATGACCTAATTAGTGTATCAATCGGGTCAGCGCTTAATTATGGTAACACCAGGGCTTGAATCGCTTATCGGCATCAATTTCCATGCTGTATAGCCAATACAGTCACTAATATGAGTCAACATTGGGTCAGATTTCTGGTCCAGTTTATTATCTTTCCATGAAACTTTATTCAAATCATTGATTAATTTCTTGCATCTAGGGTGGATTTTAATCTTTCCATTATCTAATAGTCTATTAATATTGTTAACTCTGTCTGTGACAAATGGATTCCTGGTGGTCATTACCGCAAAGCCATTATCTTTTAATATTTGATGATCACTCTTACCTGATGTCTTTCTATTCTTGCCAGTTGAATCGGGTATAACTTGACCGGAATAGCCTTTTCTTAAAAGCGTACTGCTCATTTTAAATGTATCTGAGTTTTCTAGAAAGACCTCATCAAATACATGCAAGCACCCATTCACTACTTGAGATATCGTTGCAGTCATCGGCATTACATTAAAATCCATTCCTATATATAAAGTACCTGGACCTTTTCTAATTGTATCATCAACATGCTTTTCGGCGCTGAATGCATAGTAAGCCAAACCATCGTCCGATTCATTAAAAACACCATGCAAGAATCTATTCCTTTCTTTCTCGGGCAAACTCTTAAGCATATCTAAATATTCTGGATCAATGTTTTCTAAGTTGTCTATTGGATTCATTAACATTGATTGATAATTATGCGGCTTTTCTAATGGCTCACTTTCAATTGGGTTAACCTTTTTAATGAACAACCAGTACAACCAATGTTTTTTAGATGGCGGGTTTGCGTCATAGAAAGCTTTATTAATCAGGTCATTCTTCTCGGCCAATCGGGTCAGCGCTATGGCAACAGATGTATATTGGAGTTGTGAACATTCGTTGAAAAAGATTGTGGAGTATTCTTTTCCCAATATCTTTTCAACCCTCTTTACATCATCAAGACCGCCTATCCATATCTCAGTACCGTTAGGTAGGGTGATAAAATAATCAGACTTATTCCACCTGACAGGGAGATCTGGAAAGCAAAGTTGTAACACCTTTGGGAGAGTGTCCATCCATATAGATGTCTTGGCATGATTAAAATGTTCTCTTAAAATAACGTGTCTTGATTTTGCTTTTGAACCTCTGACTATCATTGCATATATAAATGTAAATGTTTTTGATGATCTTGATCCACCATAAAGGAACGTATGTTTCTGTGGACCGCCCAGCAGGTTTATTGCTTCAATTTGTTTCTCATTCTTTTTGAATTCACTCAAAGTTTGTCGTCTTGCTTATCAATATTTATTTTAATTTCAGAAGCAGTAACGGCAATATCATTCTTATCTGTCTGACCTAGATATTGTTTCCCTAACCAAATGGCCATAGTTGGATTTGTTTCACTCATTTTCCATTGGTTTCTTCTAAGACTTGCTTTGCCACCTAGTCTTTTTTGTCTGAAAAACTCCGAAAAACTAATGCCATGTTCTATTTTACAATGCTTTTCCAATGTATCAACACAGTGTCCAACAACCGAAGCCATCTCTTCTTGTGTGCACTGGAGCTTACAAAGGCTCTCTACTAACTTCCAATCTATTTCCGCTTGGGGTCTACCACCAGCCATGACATATCCTTTTTTGAAACTCACTACCAATCATATCTAAG